CTGCGTCGCGCGGGAGAATAGCGTGCAAGGATAATTAAGATAAGACCCCGATGAAAGATAAGACACTGGCGGAAATTGCGCGGGAAAATAACCTGACGCAAAACCAGATCAAAGCGGCTGGAAAGGCCGGGGTTGACGCAAAAGACCCGGAGCAACTGGCGGCTTGGCTGGCCAAGAAACGGCACCGCGTCCAGCCTGGGGCCAAGCTCGCAACGCCAGACGGCGAGGAGCTACTGCCGCAGACCTTGGAGGAGATGGAACACGCTATCCGGTGCGCCCGTGACATCGACAGCGTAAAGATCCTCAAGGAAAAGGTCGCCGCGCTTAAGGGCATCGTGTCCGTCCAGATGGAGACACGGGAGCTTGTCCCGGTCGGGGAGGTTAGACAGTCGATGACGCGGGTTGTATCGGCGGCACGCGGGGAGTTTCTCAAGCTAGCTGCCGACCTTCCTCCCCGTATCGAAGGAATGGAAGCCGCCGCTATCCAGAAGGTTATTCAAGGCGAGGTTATCGAAGTGCTGACCCGCTTGTCCGACGAAATGAACGCTCTTTATGCAGAAGAATCCGGTCATTGAGGGAGCTTGTCTTGGATGGAGACCTCCTACAAGGTTGACGCCTTGGGAGTGGGCGGCAAAGCACGTTAAGATCCAAAATAGCGAGCGGTCATCCAAGTTTGACCCGGAACAAACGCCATGGTGGAAAGCTCCAATGGAGTGCGCGGCGGATTCCGAAACGCGGAATATTGTTGTCTTAGCGCCGACCGGATCGGGCAAATCGACGATGGCTGAAGCGTTGATTCCCTACGTTGTCTCCGAAGACCCCGGCCCGATGCTTTACGCTTCGCAGACAGACGAGGACGCGAAGTTCTGGGCTGAGTCGCGGCTGACTCCCGCGTTGAAATCGTGTCCTCAGCTAGCGGCACTCTGGCCGGAAGATCGGCACAAATCGCGCAAGATGGAGATCCTTTTCCCGCACATGCCGCTGTTGATGGGCGGGGCGAACCTTTCCAACTTCCAAGAAAAGTCTGTCCGTTGGCTTTACGGAGACGAGGTTTGGACATGGAAGGCGGGGCTTGTGCGGGAGTTCCTGGCGCGGCATCACGACCGATGGAACCGCAAGGTTTTCTTGGTTTCTCAGGGCGGCTATTCCGGCAGCGAGTTCGCCGGGGAGTGGGACAAGACGAACAAGGCGTCATTCTCATGGAAATGCCCGTCCTGCCGCACGCCGCGCCCGTTCTCATTCGATGACTTGAAATGGGACCGCATCGAGGAAGACGGCAAGATTGACGAGCAGGCGACAGCGGACACGGCGCGGATGCGCTGCGATTGCGGCCATGAGATCAAGGACACGGTGCAGAACCGCCGGATGCTTTCTCTGTCCAACATGGAGAACGGGGCGAAAGGCTACATGACGCCGGGTGGAGAGTCGCCCGTTCGCGGCTACCGTGGATTCCACATCGACTCGCTCGCGGTATGGTGGATTCCGTGGAGCAACGAGGTGCTTGGGTTTTTGGAGGCTGACCGCATGGCAAAGGCGGGAGCGGTCGAGAAGCTGCGGCAGTGGCGGCAGAAACGGCGGGCGCAATTCTGGTCCGAGGACATGGTTGACACGGGCGCGAAGCTTGAGGTTTCCGGCTACAGCCGCGACGAGGTTTCGGAGGGTCAGCCGCTGGAAGGCGAGGCTTGCCGGTTTGCGACCATCGACGTAGGCGGGGACCACTTTTGGATGGTGATTCGCGCATGGTGGCAGGGCGGGGCGTCAACTCTCTTGTGGGAAGGTTACGTCCCAGGCCGGGGCGGGGATGAAACCGAACTCGCGGAAATCATCGAGCGGTTCAAGGTGGACCCGAACAAAGTCTTTATCGACATCGGCTACGACGAACCGCGAGTCTTAAACCTGATCGTTCGCCGGGGATGGGTGGGCATCAAGGGCGACGGGCAGCGCACTGGATGGACGGCGGAAACCAAGAGCGGAAAGAAGATCGAGCAGCCGTTTTCCAAGATCCAGCGGAAGCCCGCGCCCCGTGGCGGGATTGCACGTTGGGTATGGGTTGCGACTAACCCGCTAAAGGACATGCTCGCCCGCTTGTCCGGTGGATACGGTGCCGAGTGGCGGGTTTTCTCCGACGTTTCAAATGCCTACCGCAAGCACTTCAAAGCCGAGCGCATGGAGGAATTCCAGATCGGACGGGAGCAGCAGGTCAAGCGGGTTTGGGTGCAGAAGTCGCGCCAAAATCATTTGTTCGATTCGGAAGTGTATCAAATTGGAGCCGCCCGGATGTTCCGGCTTTTCGAGGGCGGGGAAGACTAATTGACATTCGCGGTGCAGGGCGGAAACCGGGCTTGTGATTGCCCGCCTCGCCCGCACGATTTACCAGACGGTTAAAGACGATGCCGTTGCCGTCGCGGCTATCCGTGCCGAGGCGTCGTCGCTAGCTTTGTCGCTAGCCACATCACCGGATGCCGCGTTTGAACTCACTAGCTCGACGGTCAACGGGCAGACTTTCAGCGGGAGGCGAACCATGAGCAACGCGGAACGGCTTTCGCTTTTGCGCTATATCGTCCAGCAGGTTGACGCAGGTCGCCCGCTCAACACCGAGACCCGAGCGATTTTCTGACTATGGCTATCCTCGACGAATTCGGAATGCCGGTGACCTACTCCAGCCGCTTTGCGCACGGTGCCGACCGTTCGCGCCAACGCGGGCCGCAGTACGACGTTTCGGACATCGACATTGACCGGCTGATTCCGTCGAATGACCGGCGCACGCTTGTCGCGCTGTCGAAAAGGCTAGCCGCAAACATGGGAGTGCCGAAAGCGATTGTCGCCCAGAAAGCGCAATACAGCGTCGGCAAGGCGTGGATTCCGAGCTACACCGGAACCGACACGGCAAACGGCGACGCGGCGGAACGCTGGCTGCAGAACGTCTGGATGCCGAATTGCGACGTTCGCGGCGGCATCAATGATTGGCATCAGTATTTAAACGACGCATCCAAGGATATTGATTTCGGGGACCACTTCACGTTGTTGACGATGACGGAAGACGGGACTTTCCCGCTGATCCAGAACGTCCCAAGTCACCGGATTCGTGGAGGCGCTGCCGCTGCCATCATCACCGAAGGACGATACGCCGGGGCCAAGCTCCGCGATGGTATCATCTACAACAAGCAGGGCAGGCCGATTGCCTACCGTGTCGCGTCCGAGGACAATGCCAACGAGTTCGAGGACATCCCGGCGCGGTCGATGATCCACATTTACGACAAGGACTTCAGCGACCAGGGGCGCGGATTCCCTACGTTCACGCACGCGGTTGAGGACTTGAAGCACTGCCTCCAGTCCACGGAGTATGAGCGAATCCGGCAGCTAATCATTTCGTCCATCGGGCTAATTGAATACAACCAAAGCGGCGGGCCGGATTACGATGATCCTGGCATTGCGCTAGGCACGGCAGCAGAGAACTCAGAAGGCGTTACGTTCCAATCTTTCCAAGGCGGGGCAATCCGCTACATGCGGGCAAATTCAGGCGAAAAGCTTGAGGCTATCACGCACGATAACCCCGGCGACGTTTGGGAAAGCTTCCAAGATCGTCTCAAGCGGGCTTGCGTCATCGGCGCCGGATGGGCTTTCAGCATGGTCTGGAAATCGGCGGGGCAGGGAACGGCGGAACGCGCCGACATCCTACGCGCCCGCCGTGCCATTCAAGAGCGCCAGCGGTTACTTGAACACCTCGCCCGCCGGATCGTTTCCTACGCGGTCGCGTTCGCCCAGAACAACGGAAAAATCACCCGCGCCAACGGCTCGCAAGTCTTCCTTGAGAACCCGACCAAGTGGGGATTCTCCAAGCCTCCGCGCCTGACCGTTGACGACGGACGCGAGGAAAAGGCAATGCTGGAAGGCTGGCGGGCAGGGACTCGCAACCTCACCGAAGTGATCGAAGCCAACGGGCGCGACATCGAGGAGTTCACCCGCGAAAGGGCTAACGAAATTGTTCTTCGCAAGCGCATTGCCGAGGAAGTCGGAAACGCTGCCGGTTACGAAATCGAAGATCGGGAAATGGCGATGCTCACGCCGAACGAAATGGGCGAGGCATCTAGCTCCAATGCGCCAGCGGTTCCACAGGAGCCGGAAGAGGAAGAACCCGACGAGGAAGAAGACGATGCCTGAGGAGAATTACCCGACCGAAGGCATGATTGCCGAGGCAAAGCGCGGCCTTGAGTGGCGACGCGAATACGGTCGCGGCGGGACTGAAATTGGCGTTGCAAGGGCAAGGGACATCGCAAACCGCACCAATCTGTCAGACGACACAATCCGCCGGATGCACAGCTATTTTTCGCGGCACGAAGCGGACAAGAAAGGACAGGGATTCTCGCCGGGAGAGGATGGCTACCCATCCGCCGGAAGAATCGCGTGGGCGCTATGGGGCGGCGACCCAGGCCAAACATGGGCGGCTGCATGGGTGCGCCGAAACGAATCCGAAAACTCAACAAATGCTACGACAATGAATCTGATCGAAATCGAAAACCGGAGCGGCAAGGTAAAGCTGAACGACGCGGTGACGCCGTGGAGTTCCGACGACCTGATTGCCGACATCGAACGTCTCTACGGCGCTAAAGCCGTCGCGCAAAACCTCAAGATTGGCGAGTTCTACGCCAAAGCCGACGATGCGCTGGAAACGCTGGAGCTTGAAATCAACTCGCCCGGTGGCAGCGTTCTCGACGGATACCGCGTTTACCACTCGCTGATGCAAATGCGCGAGCGCGGCGTGAAGGTAATCGCCACCGGAAACGGCATCGTCGCCAGCATGGCGAGCGTCATCTTCATGGCGGCAGATGAACGGCGTGTGACGATTGGAACCCGCATTATGATCCACGAAGCGCAACAAGTTGTTGCAGGTGATTCGGAAGACCATGCCCGAGCCGCCAAGATTCTTGACGAGATGAGCGATGAAATCGCCGGCATCTACGCGGGAGTGACCGGCGCGACCAAGGAAGAAATGCGCGACCTGATGAAGAAAGAGACTTGGATGGGCGCGAAGGAAGCGGTTGACCGCAAGTTCGCTGATTCCATCGTCGGAAAATCTCCGGTTGACATTGGCGACGCAGGCAAGAAATCGGCAAGCAACATGAGCATCCTAGATCGCCTTTTGCCCAATTCGGAACTTCAAGCGAAGCTCGACTTTGCCAACGGCGAGATTGTCGCCAAGGATACCGAAATCCAGAACCTCACCGGCAAACTGAAAGAAGCCGACCACTTGCTTGCCTCCGCGATTGACGAGGTTAAGCAGTTCAAGGCTGAAGCTGAAACTGCCAAGCAGGAAGCGGAAGCTGCCAAGGCCGCGCTTGAAGCTGCCGAGAAAGCCAAGGAGGAAGCTGAAAAGGCGACCGCGCCGGAAGCCATCGAAGCCAAGGCTCTTGAGCTTGTCGCATCCGCCGAAGCGCCGGAAACCATCGCAAACGCGATTTCCGCCAAGGCTTCCGAAATGCTCGCCGCTGCCGGTCATCCTCCCGTTGATGCCTCCATCGAAGGCGACAAGACCCAAGGCGTGAAGCGTGCGGAGTTCCGCAAGTTCACCGCCGCGCAACGCTCCGAGTTCCTACGCAACGGAGGAAAAATCACCGACTAAACCAATGGCGGCGAAACCAAAACCAACGGTTGAGGAACCGGGCGAACAAGTGGCGGATGCCCTTGTTTTGACCGTCTCTCAACTTCAAGCACTCACTGACGAAGAAAAGCAGAAGTTCCGCGCCAACGGCGGGACAGTCACCAACGATCCTACCTAACAAACTAGACCTATGGCTAACACTCTCTCCAACCTGATTCCCGACGTTTACGCGGCCCTTGACGTGGTTTCGCGTGAGCTTGTCGGCGCTCTCCCTGGCGTTTCCCGCGATGCGGGTGCCGACCGGCTTGCCTCCAACCAGACCCTTCGCGTTGCTCAGGCTCCGACGAACACCACCAGCGCCTACACCCCGGCGATGGCTGTTCCGTCTGCCGTTGACCAGACCATTGCGAACGCTTCGCTTACCTTGTCCAAAAACAAGTATGCCGCGTTCTCTTGGACCGGCGAGGAAACCTACGCGATGGATCAGGGGCCTGGTTTCCTGACCATCCGCCAAGGCCAGATCGCGCAAGCCTTCCGGGTGCTTGTGAACGAGATGGAAAACGACGTTTGCGATGCTCTCGCCGCTGGTGCTTCCCGTGCCTACGGAACCGCTGGCACCACGCCATTCGCCTCGACCCTTGGCGATTCCGCGCAGGTCCGCAAGATCCTCGACGACAACGGCGCCCCGACCTCGGGCCGCTCGCTCGTCATCGACACCGCTGCCGGTGCCGCCCTCCGCACCCTTGGCCAGCTTACCAAGGCCAACGAAGCTGGAACCCAGATGACCCTGCGCGACGGCGAGCTTCTCAACCTCCACGGTTTCAGCGTCCGCGAGTCTGCTCAGATCAACGGTGCTACCGCCGGAACGGGCGCAAGCTACCTGTTGAACGGCGCTCTCGCAGTCGGGGATACCACCGTGACGGTTGACACCGGATCGGGGACCATCCTTGCCGGGGATATCGTGACCATCGGCTCGCACAAGTATGTTGTCGCTACCGCCCTTTCCGGTGGCAGCTTCACCATCAATGCCCCCGGCATCGTCGCGGCCGCTGCTGACAACCTGGCCATCACGGTCAACGCGACCAGCGCCCGCAACCTCGCGTTTTCCTCGGACTCCATCGTGCTTGCCACCCGCCTGCCGATCTTCCCGAGCGAAGGCGACCTCGCGATTGATTCCGAAGTCATCACCGATCCCCGCACTGGAATCAGCTTTGACCTCCGCGTGTATCCCGGCGACGGCATGGTTCTCTACCGCATCCACGCTCTGTGGGGCTGGAAGGTTCTCAAGCCCGCCCACGCCGCGCTGCTCCTCGGCTAACACTTTCTCGGTGTTGTTGTTCATGCGAGGGCCGGGGATTAATCCCCGGCCCTTTCATTTTTGACATTCGCGGCACGGGCTTTCTAAAGGTGGCGTGAGCCGCCTGACAGACTTTGCCGCCTCGATGTTCACGCAGGCCCGCGCCGTGATTGGCGGCGAGTCGCTGACCATTGGCGACGGCAGCGCGGTTTCCGCCGTGCTTGCGGAGATTGAGCAGAGCCGCGAGTTTGACGACGGCGGATTCGACCGCTCGCAGTCGCTGGACGCCGTGGTGCCGCTGTCCGAATGGGCGGCATCTTACCCGCTGGCGGATTCCGCCTATTTAGGCAAATCCGCGACAGCCCGCAGCATCGCTTGGCGCGTGGATTCGATTAGTTCCGGCCAGTCGTTTGTGACCGTCCGCTTGACCTCACCTAGAAAGGGCAAGTGACATGATCAAAGCGGAATTTGACATGCCAAAGCTCATGAAGTCGCTCGAGAAAGCGGCTGCGAACCTGGGCGAGACGAACCAGACCGCCGTTGCGCGGTGGGGCGTGCAAACGTGCCGAGCCTTGGCAGTTTCCACGCAGGCTTTCGGCAAGACCGGAACGCGCAAAAAACAAGAGCTTGCAATCGAAGCCGACGCCCGCCGCGTTATTTACCCGGTCGATCAAATCGTGCCGAGCCGCACCGGCAAAAGCGTGAGGGCAACCCATGAGGGCAAGTCTTTTAACTGGCCGCAGGACCGGACGTTGAAGAACGAGTCGGAAGTAAACGCTTGGATTGACCAGCACCGAAAAGACGGCAAGCACCGCACTGAGCGTTTGCCTTTCCCGGAATTGGCAATCTGCACGCTAAGAGTGTTCAAAAAGGCGATGAAGATTCGCGCCGTGAATACCGGCAAAGCGAAGGGCGCATGGCTAGGCGCAGGGTCAGAAATCGCGATGCACCAGAAAGGCGTGGACCGTATCAACATCGGCAAGAACTTTCTGAGCTACGCGCAAAAGCATTCCGGCAAAGGTGCCGCGAAGATGACTAAGGACAAGTTCAAGCCGGTTGGCGACCTCATCAACAAAGCCCGCCACGCTGGCAGCAACTACGTGCTTGGCGACGGACCCAAGGCAAAAGCGGTCGGAATCGGGCTGCAACAGACGATCCGCTGGTATCGCTCGGCAGCAAAGAAAGCACTCGAAAAATGACAACCGACCTTGCACTAAACGCGCTCAAGGCGTGGATCGAATACAACCACGCAGCAAAGCCCGCGCTTGAAGACATTCCGATTCACCTCCGGGACACGGAGGAAGAGCAACCGGGCTTGTGCATCGTGCTGAAAGAGACCGGCTCCGAGGAGCATCCGGTATTGCGTGGCGTGCTGCTCATGGGGATCGACTGTATGCTGGTTTCAGTGCCCGGAGATGAGGAAGACGACGCCAATCCATCGGCAGACCATCAGGCACTTGTGGCAGACCTTTACAACGTTTTAGCCGACACGGCTGGAATCGACTTCCTCTCTACCTTCTCCGGTTTCAAATGCTTTGACATTCGCGGCACAGCACCGATTTCCGAGCAAGAAAACGGATTGCGAATCACCCGCTTTGAAATGCGGATTGTCGGCTGTCCGGTCTAACCATCTAAAATCATGTCCGCTACCGTTTACGCATCCGCCCGATATGGTGTTGTCGATGACGATACCGCAACCGGCTTGCACCTTGCGAGCTGGACCACGAACAGCGAAGTTGACGAAGCAACCGCGCTCAATCACGGCGGCAGCGTCATCGGGGTTTCCATGTATAACGACCGAGCAACGGTCGAATGCTCTGGCGTCGTGGCAGTCAAGGCGACCGGCCTTGCGCTCAACCTCGCATCCGTGCTGACGCTAGCTAACACCACCGCTGATTCGCTCAACACCAACACGGCGAATCTTTTTAGCACTGCCGTAGCCAATGCCGGATTGCTGGTCCGCAACGTCTCGCTGACCCGCACCAATACCGGGTTTGAGGAAGGCAGCATTTCCGCGAGCTTCTACCCGCTGGTTGCCACCAACAGCCCGACCACGCTGGCAGACTGATCCAAATCCTAGAGAAACATGACACGCCACAGTGAAACAGGAACCTCCGGTCACGGAACAGGGGACATCCTTTTAGCCGCCGCGCTGATGGCGGTAGGCATTCCGCTCGACCCGCTGACCAGCTGCTCCGTCATCCACAAGGACGACGGCAAGAGCTACGGGCGTTTTTTCCTGCTTCCAATGTCGGCTTGCGGGAAGTTTGAAACGCTGAAGCTGATGGAGGAATGGTCAAACAAGGGAACGCTTCCGACAACGCATCCGTTTGTCTGGATTCTCGACTTCATAGCCAAACGCCCGCAAGGCGTTTCCAACGTGTCTGACTGGCTTGCATGGGCGCACGATTACCTTGCCGAGCGCGGAGTGGCAAAGATCGGACTGCCGCGAGGGCTGAACGATATTCCCTCTTTCGTCGCCGCCAATCCTGAGAACCTGCAAGGCTACCTCTTCGCTTTCGTGCATTGCCGCGCCCTCGCTTTCGAGGAGTTCAAGCGGGCCAAGAATCAAGTTTTGATGACCGGCAAGCACGGCGGCAGCACATTGATCGACACCGCTCTGCCCATCGCCACAAGAAACAACCTGCTAGCCCGCCTTGAAGGCTGAGAAACCATGACACGCGCCGAAATCCTAAGCCACGCCCTTTTCGATACCGGAGGCGAGATCGACGGGATCAAGTTTGGTCCGCTCTCGCAACCCGTGCTTGTGATTCTCAAGCGGCGGCGGAATTGCCTTTTCACCGAATCGAACCGCGACCAGGACGAACACGAAGCAATCGGGGAAATCTTCTTTGTTTGCTCCCGCACCAAGGACGAGCGGGCCGCGATGTTCCGCGACAATGCGGAAGAGTGGGATTTGAAGGTTGGCGAGTTCATGGCGGGACTCGACGACAACACGCTTCCGAAGTTCCGCGACGAATACCTTGGCCCCGCTCTGATGGCGCTCTCTATGGCAGTCGTCGAAAGCGAAACGCCGGGAAAGTCTCAGCCGACCCGCCAGACCTCGCATTCTTCATCGAAGGGGCGGGCAGGGTCGGAATATACGACCACCTCGCCAGCCTTGGCGGGAGAGACCTATGGGACATCTCAGCAAGCGCCGTCATGCAGCTATTCCACGCGGAAGCAGTCCGCAAAGGCGCAAGGCTCCGGTGGGTCAACTGGCCGCCGCCCAGCGAAGAAATCGTCGCAAAGTTTGAAGAAATCGCAAACCGTGAGGTGATACTGGAGGGACTTTAAAAATGGCAGTCAATACGGTAGTTCGCGTGGGTTGGGATGCCACCGCCGTCAAGGCGGGGATGACCGCTTTGCGCGGTGCATTCAGCGGTGTTTTCCGTGGGTTCCGGCAAGTAGGCATCGGTGCTGCCCGCCAAGTCGGGGCGCAGATGACCGATCTTCTGGGGCGTGTCGTGATGGCGATTCCGAGCGGAATTAAGGAGACGATGGATTGGGCAGGCAACCTTACCGACATGAGCGCCCAAACCGGCGTTGCGGTTTCCAAGCTGGTCTTGATGGAAGAGGCTTTGCGTCTTGCCGGTGCATCGGCAAACGACACATCGCGCATCATTTCCACGCTGGCGAGCAATCTGAACGAAGCCAGAGACGCAGAAGGACCGGCACGAGAGGCATTGAACAAACTCGGATTCCTTGCTGAAGACTTCGCCAACGTGCCGATTGACAAGGCGTTTGAGATGATCGGCAAGAAAGCCGCGAGTCTGCCCAAAGATTTCCGAGGTCTTGAAAACATCATGGCCGACCTTTTCGGTGCGCGAATGGGATTCAAGCTGATTCGGTTCTTCCGCGACTTTGACGGCGGGATGCGGCAGGCTGAGAACAACGTCGGGAAGTTCGCCAACCGGCTAGACGCCACGGCGGGCGGATACGATCAAATGTCGGACGCTCTCGGGCGCTTTCAAATGCGATGGAGGGAAACCATGTCGATCCTGATTGACCAAGCCAACGGGGTTTTTGGGACAGACTGGATTGACCAGATGTTCGACAAGCTTTCGCCTGAGAAGCTCAGGCAGACGCTAATTTACCTCCGTGAAGCCGTATCCGGCGTTTTTAGTGGTGAAGGAATCAGCGGCATGGTTGAAGAACTTGGACGCAAGTTTGGCGAGGGCATCGTCCGAGGCTCGCTAAATATGGACCCACGCGGAACCTCTGGAGGCATCATGAAAGGATTACTGCAAGGCTTGTTGCCGCAAGCCAAGAATGACAACGGACTATCGACCTTGATTTCTCAGGGGGCAGAGCAAACCGGATACCTTCGCCGCATCGCTGACAAGAAAGGAGGATGGGCATGAGTTCGCAGATTTTCGGACTGACGACTAGCTCGCTAGTCCCCGGTCCTACGCTGGTCATTAGCCGCGATGCTGAAGGTAAGACGACGGGAACCCGCGAGTTCTCGACCGTCAAGGGCGCATTGGCAAACCCCCTCATTCAAGCCAAGCTTGCGAAGGGAGTGAAGATTACCACTCTCTGCTCTGACGTTCCGCCGGAATACGCATACCTTGAAATCGACTCGTTCGATTCACGCGATAATCCCGGCGGGATTACGGTAATCAAAATCACGTTCACAGGATACTCCAGCGAAGGCGAATTTGGCTTTGACAAAGAAATCACGTATTCTGCACGCGGCACAACGTTCCGCCGCCCAATTTTGGAGCATCCGGTTTTCATCAAAGACATGGAAACTGCTGCCGACGAGATCCGCGAGGGATTCGTGGCAATCCTAAGTGGCGAGGCTTACGGCAAAGGAACATCGACCAGCAACTATCAGATTATCAGAATCACGCCCAACGAGGAAATTATCGGGACCGGAGGCTATGTTGACAATGCCACCAATAACGCATGGTGGGACATCATTGTTAAGAAGGGTTTGAAAGACTACGACGCCGCATCTTTCGAGTGGACGCGAGCGGCTACCAACGCGGCGGGGTTGACTGACGAGGACATTGCCAAGCTTGCCAAGGCTGACGAGCCACCCGGAGACCCGCCGACACCGGAGGAGCCGGGATGGTGGCAACTGATGGACCTTTCCGACGAGCGAAGCAGCAACCAATCAAGCAATTCGCTTACCTGGCGCTACGTTTACGGCGAGAAGATCGCCAAGCTTTACGATTACGAGGACACATAAAATGGCGGGAATCCCCATAATCCGGCGACCGATGAAGCCCGCCAAGAAAGGCGAGGCTCCGACGTTTGAATGGGCGCGGTGGGTTGAGACCACATTGCGCCGGTTGATTGACGTTCCGCCGCCTAGGAATCGGCCAATCAACGGAGGGGAATCGGAGAAGCCGCCATTCTGGACCACGCTTTCCCAAGTCCCAGAAAGCGATCCTGCGGAATACCAAGTGAGCGTGACGCTGGGCTACCTGACGTATCAGAACGCGGGTGCGGTTGAGTCTGAGCAGGGGGCTACGGGCTACATTGTGCCGACCATCAACGGCGTGGCGATGGACAGCGAGGAAGTTGAACCGCTGGAGCTTCCCGCCGTGGTTTCCTACGTTTACTTGCGGGTTAAGACCGACGCTGACGGTGTGCCGAAGTTCGGGATGGAAGGCGGGCCGGTCACGATTGAAGCGTTTGACGCACCGCAAGAGTCCGTTCACCACGTTCGCCCGTCGCCTCTCAGCGGTGAGGAAGAGGGGGATTATTTCTTCCTGATACTGGAGACTGAGGAA